GCGATTTGTTTGTTAGATGGCTTAACATACTATTAGATACATAGTCTGTATCATTATAGTAGTTTTCATACGTTAAGTTGTGATCTGTAATTAATTTCATATTGTGTTTGTAAAACACCAAGAGACTCCCAGAAGGGAGCTCTTAGTGCAAACAAAACAAAAACCATGGTGAACACGGAAAGAGAAAGTACTACAAAAGTAGTGATTTTATTCTTTGATCTCTACTTTTTCCTCTGATTTGTTTTGCTTGTCTATGTTAACCATTCTTTCTATAATTTGTTCTGCATTTGGTATTTGCATGCAGTATTTATAAAGAGTTTTTTTAAACTGATTAATCTCTTTAGTTGAAGCTGATTTATTATATACAACATGTACCCATGAAAGCAGTGATACTTCATGGTTTTGTAAAGCTTCTTTAAGTATCTTCATAGTATCAGCTACTACAGGATTTACTTTAAACTTCCTTCCATCAATTTTGATTTCAGTTTTTCTTATTTTCATCTTACGTTTCATATTTATATTCTACTAGTACAATGTCTTCTTTTATTGTCATTGTGGCTTGTATTTTGCCAGTTAATAAAAAATATTGCTTACCATACTTAGGAACTTTATTAAGTTCTTTTTGGTATTGTTCTAATTTATAATCTAATTTTTTATGAATGCGCTTTATAAATTTATTGCGCGGTTCAAAATATATTTCATCTGATAATTTCATAATACTGATATATATACTCCTGCGTTATGTTTATCATAGCCGTATTCTTCAAATACAGGTATAATAATATTGCAGTTATCATCTTCAAGATATTCATATTTAACCATAAGATCATGGACAGTTTGACAAGGGTTGATATAATCAAACTTACGCTTACTATTTCTGATGAACTTCAAACTAATCTTATAAGGTAAGTCCTTGTCTTTAATCATATTTTGAAATCTAAATCTATTTACTAACCACTGATCTTTAGTATTTTTTATATACTTTGATACAGTTTTTGAATTTACAAAATACTTTCCTGTCCATATCTTACTGTTTTTTGAGGATGGTACATTTCCTGCTATAAATATTTTATCCATGCAACAAATGTAATAAAAAACAAAGAGTTGCACCCAAGGGGAATGTGGCGCACTTAAGTCTTAAAGAATAAATAAAAAGGTTGTTTATCAATGTATGTTTACCTATGTTGACAAAGGGGTAATCATCTACCAATCGTGGTTTGTGTGTTTACACCCCCTCTAGCAACAAAGGAAACATACAATTTATTTATTTATTCTACCTGATACCCTTGGGATTTGTTATCTCTAGAACGGCAGATCATCATCTACATCATGAGTATCATAGTTAGTGTTGGAGTTTTTACTCCACTGACTATGTCTCATGCTAAACTCAGATATTTGTTCTTCTGTTAATTGTTTGTTCATATCTGGTGTATATGTACAATTACCACCTTCTTTAGATGACCATCTATATCTAACTGATTCTCTTATCACGGGTTCATCAGTGTCTCTGTTTACACCAATATACTCTTCAGATATAAATGCCACCATCAAAGATTTACCAATAGAAGAATTCATAGCTGTGCTGTCATCAGAAAAATCTTTGACACCTGCATTGACTAAGAAGTCTTTTATTTGTTTGGTTTTCCATTCCATAGTGGATGGTTTGTCTGTTTCTTTTACAGCCCAAAATCTACATCTACCAACTTTGTTATTACTACTAACATTAAAATCTATAAATGGAGATCCATTATAGTTATCTAAATTGTCAGAAGTAGATATACTAGTAATTGTACATAAATGTGCACCAGGTTTTATATATTCAACTTTCTCACCTTTAGTATAGGTTTGTTTAGTTGTGTTTAAATTAAAGGGTAATACTTTCATTTATTATATTTTTTAAATGTCCTAATTTTTCAATTAGTGCTATATACTTTAATTTATAAGTCTCATTGTTTTTTCTTAATCTAGCATTTTCTTGATTAAGATTTTGCAGTTCTTCAATGAGTTCTTCCTTACTCCAGTTTGCTATATTGCTGTCTTCAACAGGTATATTGATACTGTTTTTTGGTATATAAGTTTCCATAATTAATTATTTTTGAGTTTCCAATTTATATATTTTGTAAGGGTGTCTCCGTCAAATATAATTTTATCTTTTTCAGGAGCATATGGATATTCTTTACCCTTCCATTGTTTTGTAGTAAGTGTTTGTATTGGTAGTCTATACAAAAATCTACCTATACCCCAGGATACACAAGCACGTTTGAATGCATCTGATACGTGACCTTTGTCTTTTTCTACATTAGACTCTGATCCTGTATCTGATTTCCATATCCAAATGTTTTCATTACAAAGAATACCTACTTTACAAAACAGTAAACCATTTTCTTCGTAGAATATACTTTGCCATTTGTCAGGACCTACCACTTCATCAAGCAGATCTTGACAGTCTCTTGCATCAATATATGCGACACAAGTAGCTTTACCAAATCTAACAGATTGTACTCTCCATTTATATGGTAATTCTTTTTTAAGATCGTTTAAATTCATTTAAATCTTTTTTTTTGCAATTACAAATTTGATAAACCTGCGTATCATTACAGGTTTACCCTTTAACAATAGTAGTAAAGCAATCTCTTTGAATGCAATCACTAATATTTTTTTTACAAGTGTTTGATTTATATTAAGATCATGTGCTATC